AGGATGTTCCGCAGGGCAAAGGGGGCGATTCCAATGGGGAGTGATGTTCGGCACGTTCGCGGTGAAGCGCAAAAGGAACTCGTGAGAATGTTTGAGTCGTTCTCGAACAAAGGGCATTCACGCTGGAAGGTATGGAGCGATTGGATTACCATGAGCGCCATTGCAATTTCCAATGCGACAGACAAGAGCCATTCTGACGAGAGAGAAAAGCAGTATCTGAAAATCGTTGAAAGATACACAAAACAGGAACTTGAAACCTTTACGGATATGCTTACGACCCTCTTTATGGCGCTGAATGACAACCCGGATCAGGACTTCCTTGGAGAACTGTATATGCGCTTGGAACTCGGCAGCGACAATGCGGGCCAGTTCTTCACGCCGTATCATGTTTGCGAATTTATGTCAGCACTGACAACGCCGAAGGAAGAATTTCAGCAGAAAATTGAAGACCGGGGCTGGGTTGCCGTGTGCGACCCAACGTGCGGAGCGGGAGCATTGCTGGTGGCATTTGCGAATCAGTGCAAACGAGAGGGCGTCAATTATCAGCAGAAGATTTTGTTCGTGGCACAGGATATCGACTACATTGTGGGCATGATGTGCTACTTGCAGATGAGTCTGTTGGGGATGCCGGGATATGTCGTCATTGGCGATACGCTTGCAAATCCGGTTCTTTCATACGACAGCAGAGGGCTTCTTCCGGTTGATAACGGGAACATCTGGTACACGCCGCTGCTTCGCACCGCAGTTTGGCAGTACAGGATCCTTGCGGCGCGGATGGACCTTATGACAAGGCCGATAAAAACCAAGAAAGAGCCGGACACGCCAAAATCCGAACCACAGAAAGCTCCTGAAGCCACAAAAAAGCCAAAGAAACCAAAGATTACGGAAAAGCCAAAAGTCGCTAAAAAGCCGCAAAGAGCGCCGGAACAGGAACCGGTGTTCTCCGAGGGCAAGGGTGGGCAACTTAGCTTTTTCTGATAGGAGGACAATATGGATTCCACCACACACACCACAACCACAGTTGAGTTCGTCGATTGGCGAGCTAAAGCAAAAGCAAAGCTGGAAGCTGAGGACAAACTGTTCAAGGGCGGTCGTGCCGCAAAGAGCGTGCAGAGTTATGTTCTGCGGACACTGCTTGGCTTTGTAGACCAGGAGCCGCGGTTCGCAGAAGTCGTCTGCAACACGCAGCGCACGTTCTCCGAATGTTGCGCCGCTGTTGTCAACAACGCAGGCGAAGTTCTGTCCGACCTCGAAACCTACCGCCGCGCCGTGCAGTTTTACTTTCCGAATGCCGAGGTTTCGTTCAGCATGAACATCAAACTGACTGGCGCACCGCCTACGGAAGCTGAGATGCAGGCTCCGGCCACCGTCAAACCGGAAGATGCATCCCCCAATGTTCCGAAGCAGGCGGCACCAGTTCACACAACCAAGCCTGCGTCCAAAGCAGAAAAGAAAACGGATGCGAAAAAGCTGGCAAAAAAGAAGAAGGAAACGCCCGCGGAAGACGATATGCAGCTTTCCTTGGATGGGTGGCTCTGATGATTTTAGGATTCAAAGGATTCAAGCCGGGGCTGATTGCTACGCTCGGCGATGACAGCTATCAGTACCAGCCGGGCGAAGTGAGCAAGACCGAAAA